AGCGTTTGAGAATTATGTTTAAGGATATTCAAAAACCATTTGATGACAACTGTCCAACAGAAAGGAAGAACTTTCTCAGTTATTCTTACGTTCTCTATAAGTTTTGTGAACTTTTGAGTGAAGACGAATATCTACAATACTTCCCCCTTCTCAAATCAAAAGAAAAGTTATATCAGCAAGATGTTATATGGCGAAAAATTTGCAATGACCTTAGATGGGAATTTATTCCTACTGTATAATAATGAGAGCTACAGTTGTCATCCCCCTTAGCAACTCTGGTATTCTCAGCGAACATGGTTATGTAGATGTTAAGAAGAAAACCAAACTTGCACGACATCGTGCACTTATGCGTGTCGCACGAGCTGGAGAACCATCACTTAGTCTTTTTAGGCGGTTAAATGTTCTTATGATTCTTTTTAAGAACAAAGATCCCAAACTATCTAAAATTTTTAAAGAAGATAGAGATTGGGTAAGAGAGAAACTATTATAGAATGATTTTCATAGATAGACTTGTACGCTACTTTGCAAAAGACATCAATTTACCATTGAGGTGTTATGCAAACAAGCGGCAACTCCTAAATAGGAGGGACTGTTGCAATTGTAAAATATATTGTAAAAAACCCCCGAATGGTGGAACTCCTGTACTTCAGGAAATTTTAACACTTAAGTATAAGGAGCCTCTATATTATAATAAAAATGGAGCAAATTCTTCAGGATATAGATCATATTCGAGAAGATCTCCTCAGACTAGAAAGTAATAGCATGGAAAGTTTCACAGTTCATTACTGTATTGAAGAAGTTAACACACTTATTGGGAGAATTCGGGAAATTATTCATGGAACTCTAACGAACCCTGAGGCTCAGTACCAAGAGTCTCTGCAATTTTATCGGAATTTATCTCAAATTCTTCCTCTAATGGTCCTACTTCAATCTTTCGAATCTCCACCTCTCGACCACGGGACGGAGGAAAATTTACCAGATACACCGTCTTCAAGCCAGTCAGATGAAGATAGTTTTCGCCCTGCAACTCCGCCGCTTCATTCAAAGATTTGATAATCTTAAACTCTAGTATATATTTGTTGTCAATAATCATATCTGCTCTAAGATTTCCAATGACGTGACCCCTAAATTTGATCAGTACAATCCTCTCCGACTCGTAAGGTATCCCCTTCTCTCTAAGTAAAATTTCCATAGCGTTGTGATATACTCTCTCACTGTACCCAGGTCCCAGGTCAGAATATATTTCTTTAGCTAACTCTTCTACATTCATTGTTTTATAATTTCTCTCTATACTTTAAGTATGTCTACTCGCAGACAATATAAATCTAGAACTTTAGTTGAGGATTTAAAGAAAAAGAGAAGAGAGAACGCCCTTCTTCGACAGAAGATAAACAGAAATAGAAAAATTGCTAGACGTCGGAGAGAAGAAATGATTAGTAAACTCGCAAACAATTTCGTGCGACTCGATATCAAAGGAGATGTATTCAACGTTGGAACAATAACACGTAGTAATCAGTTCTTTATGGAAATTCGATTAAGTAAAAAATTAGTTCGGGATTTATTAAAAATATACAGAAAAACCTGGGATGAACAAGTTGAATACGCGGGTCAAATAACTTTTAATTTATCTAATACAAGAAATTCTATATTATTTAATACACCAACATTTCACACAAATAAAAAATTGGCTGGTGTTGCATTTCAAATGAATGATTTGAATCAATACATAACATATCATACACATCCAGTTCCGAAAGATGTAGGACCACTTTTTACTTACCCCAGTACTACCGATCTTTCACTTTATATAAGAACATATCCACATGTACAGGCAAATATGATTCTTGAAAAAAATGGATACTATATAGTCGATCTTATTGAAACAAACATGAATAAACCCCGTATTTCGGAAGTTCAAAACGAATTTTCTAAATTAATATCGGATGAAAAATTTAGTAGGGCATCTGTTACATGGAGTAACCTAGCATATTTTAAAACAACACCTGAAAGGTGGCAAAAAGCTGTAAACAATAATATAGATCCCATTATGCGTAAAAAGTTTGGGATATCAATACGATACCATTTTTGGAATGAACTTGGTACCATAACACTTTTAAATAAAAATTCTTTGATGATGTCTAATATTAATTCGAATCTTTCACGGAATATTTAAAATCATAATTATATATATGTGGACATGTATATATAAAAATGTACATTTTACACGGGATGTAGTCAAGGACCTCAAAAAGATACACGACTTGTCTTCAAAAAATAAGTGGGAATATGCAGGTAAACTTCAATTTGTAAACGGAAGATACAAAGGAATGACATCTATGACATCTCGACATAGAAGTGAAGTTAATGGATACCTCCTTAAATACATTTGGGACAGTGAAATAGTATATCATACACACCCAGGTATTGACACAGATAAACATCTCGCAACGCTTCCAAGTAATGCTGATTTTGAAGTATTCATCAAAACATACCCAAAAGTTCAAGGAAACATCATATGTGATAAACATGGATATTACATCATTGACATCCACGAAGCTACATATAAAAAAACACTACCTTTACCAATCGCGGTTAGAAATGTGATGAATGATATGAGATGTGAAGAATTTTTATATACACGTGTGCTATACAACGATAAAATTGAATATTTCTCAACAGATTTGAATGAATGGAAAAACTTTATAAATTCTGACCTATCAAACCTTCTCATGTCAAATTTTGGAATTTACATTCATTATCGTGGATATGATGAACCTGCGAACGTCGTCATCGACGCATGAGTGAGTCCTCCAACTCATCCACCTCGTACCAAGCGAGGTGGCATTCTTCGGAATGTACATTCAACTCACAAATCTCCTGTGCTTCTTCTATGGCTTCCTTGAATCGTAGACGAAGTCTCGGATTATCTGGCGGTGCGTCGTCCGGACGAATAAGCCGTGGTCGGTGGTACAGCCCATTTAGGGTTCTAACCTGAATCTTCCTCAACTTCATCTTGTGGAGAATCTGGTTTTCAGAAAAGGTGGCTAAGCATTTCATAGTTATATGTAAGTATTTATCTTTTAAATACCTAAGTGGTGTAAGTTTTCTTAAAAAAATAAGATTTTCTAATAATGTCACAGGACACGTATGTACGCAGTAAGCGTGACGCAAATGTTTTTAAGAACCAGCTTATAAGTATGGAGGAGGACAACCCAAAATTAAAAATTTTCGACAACCAAAAGCAAGCGGCTCGGAATGTATATAAGACTCTAAAAGATTCCTACTTTGCAATCCTATATGTCATGGTGATCGCTTTTACCCAGTCGGGCAAGACGGGTATCATGGTTGAACTCATATATATTGCTATGAAGAAGTGTTTTATACCAATGCAGAATATTTTCATCATCACCGGGTTGAGTTCGGTTGAATGGATTGGGCAGATGAAAGAACGTTTTCCACCCCAATTCCATTCCCAGATGTTTCACCTCCAAACACTCCAAGAGCTTCCCGAAAAGCTGGTGGGCAAAAAGAATGTCTTGGTCATCATTGACGAACTCCACATGGCAGCGAAACACAAGCAGACAGTTTCTCGTGTACTTGATGAATGTCACCTACACGACCCAGACTTTACCCGCGAAAATGCTATCAGAATTGTCGAGTTTTCTGCGACGCCCGACGGGGTCTACCGTGACCGTGTCCAGTTGGGGTCACGCTCTGCGACTGTCATAGCTGAACCCGGGCGGGGATATGTTGGTCCCTTTGAGTTATTGGAGAGAGGTTCGGTCAAAGAGGCTAAAAACTTAACTAATCGGGGTGCCGTCACGTCACTGCTTGCAGATATCCACTTACGTTATGACAACCCGCGTTACCACTTGGTGCGTCTCCCAACTAAGTCGGAAGATAAAAAAATAGTAGAAGACCACTTCCGTCGTTTATCTCATGGAACTGTTGAGTTTAAAACGTATCATCAAGAAAAGAATGGTGGCGACCCCGACACCATAAAAAACATAAATAATATTTTGGAAAATGTTCCGGATAAACATACAGTAATTTTCATTAAAGATAAACTTCGTTGTGCGAAGACTATCACAAAAACATATATAGGGATTGTTTATGAACGCAAGTCCCAACAAAATAATGATTCTTCTATTATTCAGTCCTTGCTTGGGCGAGTGACAGGCTATGATGTACCAACAGATGTACTAATTTACACAAGTATTGACACAATCCATCGCTACAAAAGGTTATGGGATAGTGAATTCCGTGCTACCTGTGAGTGGAATTCAAATACGTCGAAAACAATGACCTATGGTATTGATGATCACTGCACTGATCCGGTCGTGGGCATACAACGAACACGTATTCCCTTCCATTACAAGTTCTTCACTGAAGAAGAACGATACGACGGTACACTTGAGGCATATAGCCAGGAGCTTTTGGGATGGAAGCCGCGGAAAAATGGCTATGACAAGATTAAAGAATTTGAAAATAAGACCTCAGAGTATATCGCCAGCCGAGGCTGGGGACTTAATAGAAAAAACCCCCATCGCTTGATTCGTGGGTGTGATGGTGTGTGGGTATTGTTGTGGCGAGAGATCGAGTAGATAGATATTTTCTAAGCTTGTAATAAATGTCCTACAACGTCGAACCCTGCACCTTCAAATACCGCGTCTCCTCCCTAGAGAAGGTCGTCGATGGTGACACTATCGATGTCAATATAGACTTGGGCTTTGATGTGTGCACCAAGCAGCGTGTTCGCCTCCTAGGTATCGATACCCCAGAGTCCAGGACCCGTGACCTCGAGGAGAAGAAGTTCGGTCTCCTCTCCAAGAAGAAGTTGAAGGAATGGTGCCTAAAGGCTGTCGCATCTGAGAAGGACGACATAGAGATCGAACTCAGATGCCCAGAGGCGGATTCTAGGGGGAAGTTTGGCCGGGTCCTCGCGGAAATTTGGGTGTCCGAGGATGGACAATGGACCAATGTCAACAAGTGGATGTGTGAGGAAGGGTACGCTGTCCCCTACGTAGGACAAAATAAAGAGGAGGTCGAGGCCCTTCACATGGCGAACCGGGAGAAGGTTCGCGATCAATTATAAGAATATTTTCTTACCCACAAATTACAAATCCATTTTTCCCCAGACTTTACAGGCTCCCCACCATGTAAAGCTTTGGACGTCATCATGTTATAGTTGTCGACCGTGTGAAAAAATAAAACATCACCAGCATCCAACTTGTAAGATGTATTTAAATTTGGAAATATCGTTTCACCGCCTTCATAGTCATCATTCAAAGCTACGATGAATGTATACATTCTATCGTTTGATACATCTTTTAACACGTCTTGGTGAGGGAGGTAATATCCACCAGGTTTATATCGGAGAACCTGAAGTTTTTCACAATTAACGAGAGGTCTGTCTGTTTGTTTCAAACACCTTTCACATACACTTTTTACAATTGGGTCGTCAAGACTTAACCACGCAGTCTCACTTTTTCTGACATTTTCATCAACGTTAAAATCAGATGAAACTGTAGATGGTCCGAGGGTAGTCTGAGCTTCGCGAATTATATGTTCACGCTCTTCTTTGGATACGACGTCTTTCAAAACTTCTGGTTTTGGGTACTTTGGTAGTAAAAAAAGAAGTATAACTATAAAAGCTAATAATATTAACATCTTACTATACACTAATATTTTTTGGTAAAGAACATTTGTATCGTTTACGTAAAGATTCAAAAATGTCATTACCGTATCTAAACAACATTTTCATAGTTTGTGTGATTTCTTCGAAGTCATTGGTGTTTAATACATATTGTCTGAGAAGGTCACCACCTGTATGTATTAAAAGTTCGTAAATATTCAAGACGTCTCTATTCTTTTCGATAAATTTTTCCTGTCTTTGTAAAAATGTTTTGAACATTTTTTCATCTATGTAGTTTAACATGTAAAGTACACGAGAATTCAAATTATCTGGAATTTCAGTTTGAACAAAAAGTATTGAACGTTCTAGATCGTGTATAGTTATAGCATAATTTAAAATTGTTATCGGTGCACCAGCTTCACGGAGTTCTCTGTAAGTTGGAGTACCACCACATGGAATGTCACCGTGTTCGCGTGACAATAATTTCTTTTTCTTGAACTCAATGAAATGTGGGTTGTGAATACGTCCATTGATAATTTCACCCGTTCTCCAATTAAACGCAGTGTGGCATTCGACACACCACATTTGAGAACAACCATTTATTTTTTGAATGACAATTCCACATTTTGGACAAGGTTTACTATCTTTATTTAATAGTGTCATTGTTTCTACAACACCCGGATCACATACATGATTTTCATGTTGTTTTTCGCTACACTTTTCACAAAATTGTGTATCACAAAGCCCACAATACCATTGTTCATTTAAAAAACCTTTACAATTTTCCAATGGACATTGTCGTATAAACTTTCTTGAGTTATCTATCGATATTTCTCCTATATTTCTCAATCTCGCCAATTCACGATACAATTCTTCGATTTTAACATGAACTCTTTCTATCTGTGTTATTTCTCCATTTTGGAGGATATGCACAAACTTCTCTTGTTCTTTTCGAATTTTGTCTTTTATTTTCCGTATTTTGAGAATTCTTTCGACTTCTGGTTGAGTCGAAGGCATGAGAGCCTTTTCTCTCTCAAAAAGTACATTTTCTCTATGTTTCCTGAGTTCTGTGTTTCGAAAATGCATCGTACAAAATGAGTCTATAAATTCACGATTCCATCTCGTTTTACAACCCATGCAATGAGGATCTTCGAAAGAGGAAAGTATATACCTTTGTGAGCATGCCCGACAACTTGTTAAATCACAAAATGGACACTTGACTTTTTTGTGATTTATCTTATTTATCTTCTCACAACATACCTGACAACATTCCATTCTTTAAATAAAGATTTACCTCTTTAAATTAATTAGAGAAAAGAAACTCTATACCAGTATATTATGTCTCAAGCAATTGGTATCGATCTCGGAACTACGTATTCTTGTGTTGGTGTTTGGCAAAATGATCGTGTAGAGATCATCGCAAATGACCAAGGAAATCGCACGACGCCATCTTACGTGGCTTTTACAGATAGTGAGCGTCTCATTGGGGATGCGGCTAAGAATCAAACAGCTATGAATCCAATAAATACGGTATTTGACGCAAAACGACTCATTGGTCGTAAGTTTTCAGACTCCAAGGTTCAAGATGACATGAAAGATTGGTCCTACAAGGTGGTAGCAGGATCTGGTGACAAGCCCATGATTCGTGTTGAGTTTCATGGGGAGACCAAAGAGTTTGCACCCGAGGAAATTTCTTCAATGGTGTTGACCAAGATGAAAGAAGTCGCCGAAGGGTACCTAGGTAAAAAGGTGACTGACGCAGTCGTCACCGTCCCAGCATACTTTAACGATTCCCAAAGACAAGCTACGAAAGACGCTGCATCCATCGCCGGTCTCAATTGTCTTCGAATTATAAACGAACCCACCGCCGCAGCCATTGCCTACGGATTGGACAAGAATAAGGAAGAAGATACGAATGTTCTCATCTTTGACCTTGGTGGTGGTACGTTTGATGTTTCACTCCTCAACATTGAAGGTGGTATTTTCGAGGTTAAGGCCACAGCGGGTGATACCCACCTAGGAGGTGAAGACTTTGACGCTCGTCTTCTCCGTCACCTCGCGGAAGAGTTTAAGAGGAAGCACAAGAAGGACATCACCGGAAACGCTCGTGCTCTCCGTAGACTTCGTTCTGCGTGTGAACGTGCGAAGAGAACCCTCTCTACGACATCTCAAACCAGTGTTGAAATTGACTCACTTTTCGAGGGTATTGACTTCTACACATCCATCACCCGTGCCCGCTTTGAGGAACTCAACGCGGACCTGTTTAGAAAATGTATGGAACCCGTTGAACAGGTCATCAAGGATGCAAAGATGGATAAATCTAAGATTGATGAGATTGTCTTAGTTGGTGGTTCCACCCGCATCCCCAAGATTCAACAAATGTTGTCGAGCTTCTTCAATGGAAAGGAACTAAACAAGTCCATCAACCCCGATGAGGCCGTAGCCTATGGTGCGGCAGTCCAA